AGCTATCGAAGGTTCCTCGACGAGAAACTGTTCTCGTGAGATTTGTTCCCAGCTGAATTGTGATTTATATATCGCGTTCCAGGTTTGGTAACTCATCATTAAACCAGGTGATGGTACACTCACTGTACGTCTCGAGAGGTCCGCAGGGACTCCCCTTGACTTAGGTGTGTGTAACGTTACCTTGAGGTACTCTTTAAATTCTGTAGCATCTGTACTCAGAGGCCGCATTATTTTGCCGAGTTCTTCAAGATTAGATATAGGAAGATCCTTATCTAGACCACAAAAGTTTTTGAATTCCTCAAACAAGAGGAGCTTTATGGGTCTAGTTAGTCGCCTAGCATTCTTATGCGGTCCGGGTAAACCCAGGCCACCAAGAAATCTAGGTGCAAATAAAGGACAACCTAAGTCTTCCAGAAACTCCCATATGTAAGAGTAAGTACTAAGCTTACGATTTACTTTAAACCCGAAATTTTCTTCGAGTTTTATGAGAGCATCCGGTTGACTATACCATGTACATTGTCGAATCGATTCAGGGGCAAGGTATGGACCTATAGGTACTATGGGTAATACTTTACCATCTAAATAGATGATTTCTGTGTATAATGCATAAGCATAAGAAAAATAGTCTTTTGTTTTATTTACAAGGGACCCTAATTTTTCTAATTGCTGTGTATGCAAAATGGAGTGATTCTGAGTCATAGTCATGACTGCATCATCACCCGTGGTTCTTATATCCATGAAGTTTACAGGGACTTGTCGTTTGACAATCTTTGTTTTATGTTCGTGGTTAAAGACCCGATAGTAGTAAAGTGCATCGGTAGGGAGCGGTATGCCTACCTTCCTTTCGACTTCCACTTTCTTATAGAGACTACTTGTTTCAAAAGCAAATAGACTAACAAGAGGGAGGAGAGGCCATGATGAGGCTATGCCCATTGGTTGCCCTCTGCACGTTACTCTGCCTTTATAATGAAGGCGAGCCCAATTAAAATCAGCTTCTTCGGTATATTCAGGAGTATACTTCTTTATATATGAAGCCATGCCGAGCTTATTGAGCGAATCGAGAGACTTGTCCCAAATGTATGTATCCGAATATTTTGCAATATTCACTCGATAATACTTGAGATCAGATTCCTCGAATATAGTGTAGTAATTACATACTACATTGACAACATCATCCCACCAAGGAACACCAGGATTTATACATTTGTAAAACATCCTAGTCATTTCGGGGTGGTGATGATCTGTCGCCACTGTTAGATCCTGAGACCTGTATCCACCATTAAAATTAAAAGGTAGTTCTTTAATGAAATTCCCTTTTAACGACGGAGAGATCCTAGGATCAGAGCGAAGGTAGGCATCAGCAACTTGACGAAGTATTTTCGATAGTATAACTATTGGTGCGATCGTCATTGTTGGTAAGCGAACCTTGAATCCCCTTTCAGCCAATGCAAGGACACACATAGGAGGATGTGAAGCTTGTAGCTTACACCCTTCTTTGCAAGTTCTTGCATGTTTGATTGGGACTGCGAGAACATCAAGGCAGGAATAGATGAGAAAGTAGTTCTTTCGATAGACATCAATGTCAGTTGAAAGAATTACCATCTTAACATTCGCTAGGGCTTGATTAAACTCTTTATCCATTTGAGGTGATAAAGTTCGTTTCATAAGCTCTAGTGCAGCCTTGGTGATCCCACCTTTGCTTCGAGAATATTCGAGGCAAGCTCCCGTACCTAAAATAATAGGAAATCGAGAGACCGGAACATATGGTGCGTAAAATTTACACCATTCTTTGATCCAGCTTTCCCATTGAGACAGATCAATCTGTTTCTCCGGAAGGGTAGTGTACCGCTTAATACATTCAGCAATATGCGAGTCTAGTTCTCCTTCATATCTTGGAAGAGATCTCATACAAGCGGCTGATTGTAATTTATTGGTATCTGA